CATTTATCTTCATGCTTCTTCCTTATAGACTTAGAAAATCTTGTCTGGTCTTTGCCTCTAATTGAACTAAGCAATTTTTTTTCAAGCAACTCTGCCTTTTCCGGAGAATAATTTTTTTGCATCAACTCAATCAGATTGATTGCGCTGGCAATAATATTAGAAGCACGGGATTCAATGATATGGTTAATATCACGAGTTTCCCCATACGATTGTAATTCTTCAAGAAGGCTTTTTGTTTTTTTCTGCATAATTGTAAAGACCCCGTAATTGTATTTAGTCTAAAGGTTAGGATTTCTTAAGTGAATTGAGCATAGCCTTCAGTTTTGAACCTTGTGCATCGCCAATAACTCTACTACCAGATTCCTCAATCTGATTTTGAACTATTTGATTAGTGGAGCCTATTTGACTTGTTGTTTTAATTTGTTTCATAATCTGACTTGCATTCTGCTGTGGCTTATCATCTGTATCGGGGTCTTCATCTGTTATTCTCATAGTTTCAATGTTATATTCTAAGTCAATCTTTTGACCTACACCAGTAGAACTACGAGACTTCATACACTGAATTTGATATTTGCCACGTTCACGCATGCTTCTGCTTGTGAAAATACCAAACACATAGTCTGCTGTATTGATCTTAGAGATACCACCAGCGATGTGGCTATGGTCAAATTCAATTTCTTCAACGGCACTACGGTTTAACTGTGACGCAGTTACCATTAGAATGCCCAACTCTTTTGCAAGATTACGCAGTTCTTCTGATACATATTTGTCTTTGATAAACTGATCATTTGGATTGACTTTTACAGATACGGGCATAACCAAGTCAAGATAATCAATCATCACAAAGTCAACTTTAATTCCCGTCTGAATTTGAACTTCTTTCAAATAAGAACGAATATCATTGACATTACTTTGTGCTGGCAATCCCTTAACGCGGTATTGTCCAGACTTTTTGGATACCATTTTCACCTTGAGTTCCGCAGTATCCATGTCCTTGCGAATTTCTTTAGTGCTCATGCTTGTAAGCATTGCATCGGTGCGGAGGGAAGTTAGTTCTTCCGAAAGTTCAAGAGTTATGTATACGCCGCTAAGACCCATGCTGAGCCAGTTTAATGCCATGTTCATCATGACAAGTGACTTACCTGATCCAGAACCGCCCGCAAAAATATTTAATTCTCCGCGAGACATTCCTCCATACATGACACGATCAAGTTGTGGCCACCCAGTGCTTACTTGTCCACCTGCATTAAAATATTTGTTAAGGCGTCCTTTAGGGTCAGCAAAATAATCTGTGCCCATATCTTTCTGTAGTGATATTTGGACCGCATCTTTAACCAATTTTTCTACTGGATTGAAATCTCCCTTTTCCAACAAATCTGCTGCCTTGAGAATGGCTCGTTCAAGTTCCTTGCGTTTGGTGAATGATTCAAATTCCTCAAGAAACCAATCATAGTGACCATCATCTAAACCGTCAATGGGGAGAATTTCTTTACCAGTAACGGCTTTTATTTGAATAGGATCGGGCATAACTGAATATTGCCCCGCATGGGTTACTATGAACTTAATCACAGGTCTAAGCGTTCTGCTAAAATTTTCGACATTTAAAATGTTTATAACTCTAGTATAAAGATTAGGATTCGTAATCATCATCCTAATGAACAATTCCTGTATCTCATCATTGAATTCTTGTATATGTGCTGTCATCTTTTTACTATACCATAATATATCTATAGCATCAACTATTTTGTTAATTATCATTGCACAATGAGGATAAAATCATTATATTATGATATGAAGATAAATAAAGGTGTGTAGTTCACGGGACTCCCAATCCCCAACTACTCTAACGCTTAAGAGGAGCAATCAGCATGACTATTTATTACGTATACGCATATCTGCGAAAATCCGACAACACACCATATTACATTGGTAAGGGCAGTGGTAACAGGGCATTTAGAAAACACCGTGGGTTAACTGTTCCAAAAGACAAGTCTAAAATAGTAATATTAAAGTCTGGTCTCACCGAACTGTGGGCATTAGCAATGGAACGTTGGTATATTCGTTGGTATGGTCGTAAGGACAACAACACCGGTATATTACGCAATAAAACGGATGGTGGCGATGGGGCTACGAATGTGTCTGACGAGACAAAAGCAAAAATTGGTAAAAATAGCAGCTTGGCATTATCTGGTAGAGTTAGACCTGACCTAAGCATTGCGTTAAAGGGTAACCAATGTGCAAAGGGTGCAGTAAGGACTGATGAACAGAAAGAGAATGCCCGAATCTGGAAGACCGGAAGATCAAATACTAAAATACAGAATGATCGCATAAGACAGACATTAACTGGCGTAAAACATACCGAAGAGCGTTCATTAAAAAAATCAGCATCCACAAAAGGAAGAAAGAGTCCTCTAAAAGGCGTTCCTCAAACAAAAGTAACGTGCCCGCATTGCAATAAAATTGGCGGGATGTCCAGAATGAAGGGTATACACTTTGATAAGTGTAAACTAAACCCTATCAATCTCGTTGTAGCTTAATAAGAATGATGGTTATTGACGGTCAGTGTTCTTGGGGCATCAGTGACCATCATTCTAAGAAACAAGGTCTGTATATCTAAATTAAATTCTGTTATCAATTCTTCTTCTCGCCATCTGAATCTTAATCTTACTGTTCGTTGCTGATTGCATTATACTTAGTAGAGTTGGTAGTCTTCCATATTTTACTATGGCATCATTTACATCTTTTATGTCATCACCCCAGTTTGGAATGCTTACTTTGAATCCAAGTTCTAATGCAGGATCACAAATTTCAAGACCAGACTTATCCTGATCTGGAACGACAATGATCGTTCTGTTCAAATTTCGCAATATATCAACTTGCGTTTCGTTTATGGTATTTGATGTTAATGCACATCCGTTTATACTCAATGCATCAAATATGCCTTCAACAACAATACAGTATTGCCATTCTGGTTTTTGAAAATCATAACCAAACAAATACCCGACCTGTTGTTCTTTAATGAACTTTGGTGTGCGGTTATCCAAATACCGACTGGTATGTCCTACAATTTTGTTATTAAATGTGTATGGTATAATAATGCGATTACTATTTCTTCCTTCTTCATCCGGAGTTACCCTGAACGGATAATCTTTGTAATTTATATTTCTACTTTCTAAATAATCAATGAACACTTGATGCTTAGGATTGTTACTATCAATTAATTCTGATTTTGGAAGAGCGACTTCATCAAACTTTATCTTCTTTTTCTTCTTGACAGTGCTATATAGTTCTACTAGATTCTTTTGCTTTAAACTGTCAAAATTCCACTCATTGATTTGTGAGTCATCTATTCCAATCCAATGCAGCAGCATTTTTGTGTTACCGCTGAATTGTCTACCCAAAACAAAGCCGCATTTAAATCCGCAATTAAAGCAGTGATATGACCAGTTGGTTCCCTCACTAAACTTTATTCCGCCGCGCATACGTTTATCAGGCTTATGCCCCCGATGATGGCAGCAGGGTGCATTCACACTTGTCCATCCACTTGATGTGTGCTTTTTTCTTCCCGGCAGTAGAGATAGAATGTCAAACATAATCTATATTATAACAGACTTGACAGAAAAATCAAGTATTATGGTAACTTAGCGAGATAGAATGTTTGTTACGGCACCAGCATTGCTGGTAAATGCCATGCGTATATATGGATGATATCCGTTAACCACATAACCATAAGTATCTGTTACGTTAGAATATGAAACATTGGAAATTGGATACCAATCGGTATCTACCTGACACGATCCTTCAATCAGAACAGAGCCAACATATTGATCATAAGTCGCCTGTAGTGTCAAGACTGGATTGTTATCAGTGCTGATAACACTGGTATAATAGGTATTAGCATTTGGATATTGATAATCTGGTGAAAGGTTTGCGTTATTCAGATTCGGAAATGCCTGTCCAGTCGGAATAGTCACTTGACTGGACGGGACAAACGCCGGAAGCACAGAATTAACTATATTAATATCTCCTCGTGCACCGCCATTTTGGTCCACAAATACAGGATAGTTTAAATTGCCGACTGGAATCTCAAGTGAGTAGTAACACTTTTGTGCATCAATGTCTGCCAGATCAGCGGCACCAAGGTCCAATGTTGCTATTCCTGTTAGGGGTAATTTTAGGTTTAATGTAGCTGCCAGCAGAATTGCATTGCCATCATAACTAAGTATTCTGCACGTGATAGATAAACCAGTAATGTCAATTGGCTTTTGTTCCTGATTAAGGAACTGGAATTGAATTTGATTGTCAACCCCTTTATTGAGGGTTAATGGTTTACTATATTGTGGCATATATATCCTCGGTGAAAAACCTGACTGGAGAATAACAATCTGCCGCTGAATGTATACAAAAACTGAGGTGGCATATGACATGTTAAATTGTTACCCTTTCCATCTTGTATTTAGTCTTGTATATATGAAAATATTAAGTTTTAATCACAAGACTAAATATAAAAAGTATGGATAATAATGATTTTTTTAACAAACTGACGCTGAATCACCCGTTTATTACGGTCTGTGCCTACGCAAGTCAAGATTACGTGGGCATAATTCAGAACAGAGATGACATGGTTACTACCATATATGATTATGGATCAATAGTGCAATCTGAATTGAGAGAAAGATTTTTAGAATTAGGGGAAATATGGTGGTGGGAATCAAATAGAACTATTCCCATTAATATTTTTTTGAAAAAGGATTGGGATGTTTTTAAACCATACTTAAAGACATTTAATAATAAAAGCTTGGTCATACTTCATGGACCGGTAGTAAGCATCACCGATTTCTTGAAAAAACGATCAAAGAGACGTTCAATTACTATGGTTAAACGTCTTCCTTAATTGACCAGTTTGGCATTCGCGAATGCTTCAGTTTGTCAAAATGATCTTCAATTTTTCTGAGTTCCGACAGCCTATCAATAGTCCACTGAATAATTACTGGTCGCATGTCACCACACGCCATATCAACCATGGCTTCTTCTCTCATGCGGACAAGAGTTTCAGTTGCTTCGTCATACTGAACAGGGTATTGAATAATATTTCGCATATTTTTATCCTTTTCTATTCATTTTCTTTAAATATTTTGTGCGTTTTTCTTTGGCCAGTTTCACATTCATGTCACTGGCTCGCTCATCAAACGTAATACCCAACAGATGATCTAATTCATGAAGGAATACACGGGCTTCAATGCCTGTCAATTGACGTTCAATTACCTCTCCGGAAGTGGATTGATATTGCACTGTGCATGATGCTGGTCGCTTTACCTTGAGCCACAATTCCGGAAAACTTAGACAACCTTCAATTTCAACAATGGGGTCATCATCGGGAAAAGATACAATCTGTGGATTAATACACACG